GTCAGTGGTATAAATACGACATATGAAGATTTTTATAGGCCAAAAGCCTGACCGCCAGCACATGTTTGCGCTACAGCGCTGCAAGCTGGACGAAAACGGAGCCTTGCTGGACTTGTTCCGCAAGAAGCTAGAGGAGACCAAAAACTCCCTCGTCGTCGCAGACGATCTAGTCAAATTGCACCGTTTGCAGGGTCGGGCTGAGGTTTTAACAGATTTTCTCGAGGCGGTTGAGAGATCGTCCGAGATTTTCGACCGGGTCAAATGACCCGAATTTTGTAGTCCTAGCAAACCATTATGTGGCAGGCAGACCGAAGTAGGAGCCCTAAGCAGAGTTGGAGCTTTTAGGAGATATTGATGGCGTTACCAAGGCAAGTTGAAGCCCAGTTGAAAGAGCTGGAAGAGATCGAAAAGCAGCTAGCTGCACAGCAGAATCCACAGGCAACCCCTGAAGACCCTGCCCCACAGCCCGCAGAGCCCGCAGAACCTACCCAGAACGTTGAACCGGTTGCTCCACAGCCAGAAGTTAAGCCAGAAAAGCCAGTTGAACCGGAAGTGCCGGAAGAGACATGGCAGCAGAAATACAAGACCCTCAAGGGTATGTACGACGCTGAAGTGCCTCGTTTGCACTCTGACGTAAGAGAATTACGCTCCCAGATGGAGAAACTCCAGAAGGCCGCCGAAGCTCCAAAACCAGAGACGAAACCCGCCGCTCAACCGACTAAATTGGTTACGGATGCTGATGTTCAAGCATTTGGTGAGGACTTGATCGAAGTCCAACGCAAGGTTGCCCGCGAAGTGGCAGCAGAGTTTCGAGGTGAACTCGACGCTATGAAAGCCGAAAATGAAAAGTTGCGCGAGCAACTCAATACAACCGGCTCTCAAGTATCAGAGGCATCCTTCGAGCAACGTCTGTACCGTTTGGTACCAGACTTTCAGACAGTTAACACCGACGAACGTTGGATTAACTGGTTGAACGAGGTTGACCCTCTGCTCCGAGCACCGAGAAAATCTGTTGCACAAGAAGCGTTCAACACTGGCGATGCCGAAGCCGTTGCACACTACATTGGGATGTTCAAAGCGAGCGTCGCCCCTGTGGAGCAACCAAGCGATAAAGCCGCTGAGCTTGAAAAACAAATCCAGCCGAAACGTTCTGCGACCAACGCACCAGTTTCACAGCAGGCTAAAACATATACGGACGCACAAATCCAGAAAATGTTCCAGAAGTCTGTTGAACTGAGTTCGAGGGGCCAGCGCGATGACGCAATGAAACTTGAAGCTGAAATTGATGCGGCTTACAGAGAAGGACGCGTTCGAGCGTAACTCCCTGCATGCAGCATTTACCCAACCTGTTTTTTATTTAGGAGGCCAAAATGGCTGCTGTTTATCCTGTCACGGGCTCTGGTGCATTTGACACCAACCCTTCTTATTCCGGTGCCTTTATCCCCACGCTGTGGTCAGGCAAACTCTTGGCTAAGTTCTACCAGAACACCATGTTGTCTGAAGTCACTAACACTGACTACGAAGGCGAATTGAAGAACCAAGGCGATACCGTCCGTATCCGTTTGGCTCCTTCTATCAGCATTTCTGACTACACCGTTGGTCAGACTCTGTCGTACGAAGTCCCCACTCCTATCTTCCAAGATATGCAAGTGAACAAGGGTAAGTACTTCGGCGTGCAAGTCAATGACGTGTTGGCCTATCAGTCCGACATGAACTTGATGAACATGTTCACAGAAGACGCTGCTAAGCAGTTGAAAATCGCCATCGAAAACGAAGTGTTCTTCAACAGCTTCGTGACTGAAGGCCCTGCTGCTCAGAACGAAGGCGCTACTGCCGGTAAGATTTCTGCTGCCTACAACTTGGGTACAGACGTCGCTCCTATCGATCAAGCCACTCCTGAAAACGTGTTGAAGGCCATCCTTCGCATGTCTACAGTTTTGGACGAGCAGAACGTTCCTGAAGATGGCCGTTTCTTGGTTATCAGCCCATTCGACCGTCACCTGTTGATGCAATCTAACATCGCTCAGGCGTACTTCACTGGCGACCAGTCAAGCACCATCCGTACCGGCAAGATCGGTATGTTGGATCGCTTCAGCGTCTATGTTTCCAACTTGCTGCCACGCGGCGAAGCTGGTAAGGCATTGGTTGCTGGTTTGTCTGCTACCTCCACTGGCGGTGCAGTTACCAACGCCAAGGCTCGTCGTTTGATGGTTGCTGGCACTAAGCACGCCACTTCCTTCGCGATGACCATCAACAAGACAGAACCCCTGCGTAACCAGACAGACTTCGGCGACATCGTCCGCGGTTTGGCTGTGTATGGCCGCAAGGTTGTCAAGCCAGAAGCCATGGTTACTGCCGTGGTTGGCTCAGCCACCTGATAGTGGTATAAAGAGGGGGCCTTCGGGCCCCTTTTTTGTTTAAACCTTGGAGAAAATATGACTGCTCTTGAACTGATGGAACGTCTTGGTGGCGAAATCCTGAACAACAAAATCCGTGTTTACATTGAAGGTGAGATCATTATTGTTGCTCGCCTCGAGGACACAGAATGGGTTCTGACGGATCGCGGCGTCTTGCTGACCAACGAACACTCCAATTTGGCCGCGGCTGAAGCTGCAACAAAAACTCGCAAAACAAAAGCACAACTGGTAGAATCTGTTGAAATTGTTAGTGAGCCAGTCGTTGGGCTTACTCAAGCTGCTGCCGAATAAGGTACATCATGAAACCTCTGAGCGTCTTTTATTCAAGAATTCTGCCGTATCTACCCGGCTGCTCGGAGCCCTTGGTCGATCAAGTTTTGGTCAGCGCAGCCATTGACTTCTGCGAAAGTTCGCTCGCGCTGCGCCAAAATCTTGACTCGTTCAGGACTGTTGTTGGTATTTCTCAATACGACTTAGACCCGCCTACAGCAAACCACGACATTGATCGTGTGATGAGCGTTGCTGTAGATGGCAAAGAGTTGGCCCCCGGTTTGTTCGAAGCGATTCGCAACGACTTGCCGACAGCTAATGCTAAACCCCGCGGCTTCTACACAGACCGCACAGACAATGTTCTGACGCTTAAGCTGTCGCCCCCTCCAGACGGTCGCTACACTGTTGTAGTGAATGTCAATTTGCGTCCAGCGATGACCGCTACGCAGTTGGATGATGATCTGTTTAACATGTGGTCTGATGCTGTCACTTCGATGGCCATCGCCCGTGCGATGCAGATTCCCGATCAACCCTTTACAAACTTTGCGCAGGCCAAGTATTTGCTTGACTCCGCAGCCAGACAAACCAATAGTGCTCGCATCGATGGAAACTACGGCTCGATCCGTGGTTCGATGCGCGTTCGTGCCCGCCCTTTTGCTTGAGGTAAATCATGACCATTGCAGCCCAATCAATCATCCGCCGTGTCGTTGAGACAATGCAGGACAACACGTCCGTTCGTTGGCCTGTGGCTGAGCTTGTTCGTTACCTGAACGACGGCCAGCGTGAAGTGGTCTTGTACCGCCCCGACTCCATGGTGACCAACGCCACGATTACTTTGGCTAGCGGCGCTAAGCAAGCATTGCCTACCAACGGTTCTAAACTGATCGATGTGATCCGAAATACGGCTGGCACGAAGCGTTCTGTCCGCATGACCGTTCGCAACATCTTGGACACACAGAGCCCTAACTGGTACAACCTTGCAGGCGTTACCGAGATTCTGCACTACATGTACGATCCTCGCGATCCCAAAGTGTTCTATGTATACCCACCAGCAGCCGCTTCAGGCGCTTCTGTGGAGGTGGTGTACTCTGCCTATCCAACAGACATCACAGAGCCCGCTGACGGCGCTTTGTACAGCGCTGTGTCCGGTAATATCAGCTTGCCTGACATCTACGGCAACGTGCTGGCCGACTACATCTTATATCGCGCCTACACCAAGGACAGCGAGTATGCCGGTAACGCTCAGCGTGCGCAGGCTCACTATGCCGCTTTCCAAGCCGCTCTGACCACTGAAATGGCCGGTACAACAGGCGTTGCGCCTAAAGTCTGAGGTAAATCATGGCCGAGAAAATTAAACTGGTTCAAGGGGATACCAAGCCAGCCTTGATCTGTAACATTACGGATGAGATGACCGGCAACCCTATTGCTTTGTCAGGCGCTACTGTGTTGCTTAAATTTCGTGCAGCTGGTGCCACCGAACTGACTGCAACTGTTACTGGTACGGTTACTGACGGCCCTAACGGCCAAGTGGCTTTCTACCCCGCTTCCGCTCCTGAGATGCTCGCTGGTGAAGCTGGCGACTACGAAGGCGAGATTCAGATTACTTTTTCTGACACTACAGTTCAAACAGTTTACGACCTGCTCAAGTTCAAGCTCC